ACGGCGCTCGAGCGCGCGGGAGCGGCGGCAAAGGCCCTCCACCCCGACGACCCCGAGCTCGTGCGCGTGCGGCGGCTGCTCACGGACCTGCGTCCCGACTGCGGCGATCCGTTCGAGCCGCCGCCTGACGAGAGCGAGGAGCCCGCGTCGTCGCCCGTCACGATCCGCGACCCGTCGGCGAGCTGGGGCGGCATCCCCCGCGGCGTGGCGATCTTCGAGCGCTCCGAGGTCACGGTCGCCACGGGCCCGGCGCTCGTCGACGTGCTGCGCCAGCTCGCTGCGCTGGCGCCCGACGAGGCAGCGGTGCTGCGCTGGCTCCGTCGGAACGCGTCGCTCGCCTCGGGGCTGCGCGGGCTCTACGTCGATGTGGGTGTGGCGTTCGCGAGCGCCGAGCAGTCGGAGGCGTGGGAAGAAGACCTCGGCGCCCGGCGCGAAGGCGCGCCCGCCCACGGGCGGCGCGTCGCGTTGCGGGCGGCGACGGCATGGGAGGAGCGATGAGTTCGCGCGAAGGTCTTGACGTGGGCCGCGGACCGTGCGTCAATTCGGCAGGTTCAACCCCTGCGACAGCGTCACAGGTGCGCCCAGCGCACGACGACGAGGCAGGCAACACGATGATGCTCACCGCCGAGGACATCGCGCGCCTCACCGGCGCGCCGCTGCGGACTGTTCGCGCTCGCCTCTCGCGGTGGGCGTCGCGGCCCGGTAGCCCCGTGGTGCGCCTCTCGCGCGCGGGCGTCGGACGTCGCCCCTGGGCCGTGCCCCTCGACGCGTACTGCCGCTCACGCGGGATGGATCCGGCCGACGTGATCGAGGCGCTGTCACCCTCGGCGCAGGCAGCGTGACGTGTGCGACGCTTCACGAATCGCACCGCTGGCGGGCACGTTCGCATCGATCTGGAGTGGGTGCGCGAGACGTATCCCTCCCTCGTCGTGCGCTCCGAAGACGCCGAGGCGGCGTAGTCACTGAAGCGATCGTTCGTAGCCGAACGATCCTCGAAACGAATTCCCACGCTCGCGGGGGTTGACCCCACGGGGCCGCACGCCGAGACGCGCTCCTCCTCCCCCGCGTTCGCCCGTTTGGGGCCTCGGCGTGCGGTGGACTCTCTTCTCCGCCCTGGACTCGCAGACCCGATGGCGAAAGGAACCCCTCTCACCCCCGACGTCCTCGCTCGGCTCGCGGAGGCGTACGCCCGCACCGGGTCCTTCGCCACCGCGGGTGAGGCCGCGGGCGTGGACAAGTCGGTCGCGCGTCGGGCGCTCCTGCGCCTGGGGAAGTCACCTGGAACCACCCTACGCGCGGAGGTGGTGACTTCGACGCTCGAGAAGGTGCGCGTGGGCGTCTCGCGCATCACCCGCGAAATCCTGCGGCGCACGCGCAAGGACAAGATCGCCGGGCTGTCGCTCGAAGACCTCCACGTCGCATCGAAGTCGCTCGGGATCGGTGGGGCTCGCGTCGAGAGCATCGCGGAGCTGCTGCTGAAGCGGCGCCAGTCGCGCCTCACCCGCGCGAAGACCCTCGCGGAGATCGACGCGCTCAAGAAGGGCACGACCCTGACGACCGAGCAGCTCCTCGCGTACCTCGCGGCGATCCCCCGAGAGGAGCTCCTCAAGCTCATCGCGACGCTCCGCTCGCAGCGAGAGTCCGCCGCGCCTCCCCCGAAGCCACAGACCTCCGATGGAGCGACGTGACGTGTGCTCCCCGACGACGACCTGCTCGACGAGCTCTTCAGCGCGGAGCTCAGCCGCCGTGACGCGCCTCCCGCGCTGCATGCGTGGATCGAGCGCGTAGCGCCCGAGCACACGCCGATCCCGTGGCACCTCGGGCAGCTCATCGCCCTCTTCGAGCGGGCGCTGCACGAGCCCATTCGGGCCATCGTCAACCTGCCTCCGCGCCACGCGAAGTCGACCACCGTTCGACGCGCCCTCGCGTACGCGACGATCTACGAGCCGCACAGGCTCAACGCGTTCATCACCTACGCGGCGGACTACGCATACACGCACTCGCGGGCCATTCGGAAGCTGGTGCGCGCACACGGCGGGCGCCTCGCTGACGACGCGGCCAACGTCAAGGACTGGCGCACCCCCGAGGACGGCGGGCTCTCGGCGACGGGCATCGGCGGACAACTCACGGGCAAGGGCTTCGGCGGGCTCGCCGTCGTCGACGACCCGATCAAGAACCGACGCGACGCCGAGTCGCCGCTCATCCGGTCGCGCATCCTCGAGTCGTTCAACGACGACGTGTTCACGCGCATCGAGCCCGGCGGTTCGATCGTGGTGGTCACCACCCGCTGGCACGAGGAGGACCTCGCCGGAACCCTCGAACGCGAGACCGACGACGACGGGCGCCCGACCTGGAAGGTGCTGAACCTCCCGGCGATTCGAAACCCGACGACAGGCGAGGCTGCGGACGAGGGGATCGCCCTGTGGCCCGAGCGCTTTCCGATCGAGGTGCTCGCGCGCATCCGGCGAAAGCTCGGGCCGTACGGGTGGTGGTCGCTGTATCAGCAGCGTCCGCGGCCCCGCGACGGCAAGGTCTTCAAGGCGCCCGCGCGGTGGAGCTCGCTTCCCGAGGGGCTGCGCATCGTGCTCGCGGTCGACCCCGCGGGCTCGGCGCGCACCAAGTCGAATCACACCGTCGCGGTCGCGATCGGAGTGAAGCGCGTCGAGGGCGTGCTCCACGGCTGGCTCGTCGGCCTCCTTCGTCTTCAGCTCGCGCCGCCCGAAGCCGCGGTCGAGCTCCTCGCGTTTCAGCGCCGCTTCGGCGAGGCGCTGCACATCGAGGCGTCGCGCGATGGCGTGGCGCAAGCGCAATCCCTCGCGACGCTGGTGCCCGAGCTCGCCATCGAGCTCATCTCCGCGGTGGGTGACAAGTACGTGCGCGCGCAGGCTCTCTCGTCGGCGTGGAACGGCGACGCCGGGCGCGGGGAGGGGCCGCGGTTCTTCGTCCCCGCGGCGGCCGAGCTCATCGGGTGCAGCCGCGAGGAGCTCGCCAACTACCTCCGCGTGATGGAGCGCTTCACGGGCCTCGGCGACCTCGAAGACGACGACGCCGACGCCAGCGCCCACGCGTGGAACGCCGCGCTCGCCTCGCTCGACGTCGACGATGTTCCGACCCCTGACTCCGCGGGGCCGATCACCACGAACACCTGGTAGCAGATGGCCCTCCTCGACCGCCTCACGACGCTCGGCGAAGCGCTCTACGAATACGCCCTGACGTCGCTGCGTCCCGCGCGAGGAGCGCCCGACACGCGCGTCGAGACCCCGGCGCCGTGGTCCGATCGCGACGTGATCGTCCTCGGCTCGCGCGTGACGCCCGAGGCGATCACCTCGATCATCAATCGTCGCAACGCCGGGGAGATGCGCGACTGGGCGGACCTCGCCGACGCCGCGCGCCGCAACTTCCCGGTGCTCCACGCAGAGCTCGCGACGCGCGAGCAGTCGGTGCAGGAGACCGAGTTCGAAGTGCTCCCCGGCGTGGGGTCGAACCAGCGCGCCGCGCGCCGCGCAGCCGACGCCTGCCGAGAGCTCATCACCCACTGGCAGCACCGCGACGACTCGGGGGACGAGCATGGCGCCTGGGACCGATGGGTCGCCGAGTGGACGGCCTCGGCCTACTACCCGGTGGGCGGCCACGAGGTGATCTGGAAGCGTGACGCAGGCGTGGTCTACCCCGACGCCGTCGCGCGCATCGCCGAGCGGCGCTTCAGCTACGCCGCGGACCGCTTCGACCCGCGTCCCTGGGTGCCGCGCCTCCTCGACGATACGCAACCCGACAGCCGCTTCTTCCGCCCGCCCTACGGCGTGGCGATCGACACCCTGCACCGCGACAAGGTGCTCCTCCACCGCCGCCGCGTCGTCGGTGGGCATCCCGCCTCCGAGGGGATCTTCGCCGTCATGGTGTGGTTCTGGCTCTTCCAGACCAGCTCGTGGCGCGACCTCATGCGCCTGCAGGAGATGCTCGGCGTTCCCCCGGTGATCGGCTACTACAGCGCCGGCGGTGCGAAGGCGGACGGGGCGGTCGCGAAGCTCAACGGCGAGCGAAAGACGACGCTGGAGGAGCTCACGCTCGCCCGAACGACGCTCGCGATGATGACCGGCGCCCTGCGCGCGCTCCTGCCGGACACGATCCACCTCGAGCCGCTGAAGTTCGACATGCCCAAGTCGCCGATCCAGCTCATGACCACGGAGCGGATCGACAAGCTCACCGCGCGCGTCGTGAACGGCACCGACGGCGTCTCGTCGATCGTGGCGGGCTCTCGCGCCTCGCAAGAGGTCGCCGCCGGGCAGGCTATGACGCCGTACCGCGCCGACGCCCGCTACGGCGCGCGTCAGGCGTCGATCCTCTTCGCCCGCTACGTCCGCGCCAACCCCGACGCGTTCGGCGCTTCGTGCCCGCTGCCCATGTGCGTCGCGCGCACCGATCCGCCCGAGACGCCCGAGGCTCGCGCGAAGCTCATCGCGGACGCGAAGACCCTGGGAATGCGCATCCCCGAGGCGTGGGCCCACGAGGCCCTCCAGATCCCGCTCCCGGGCAACAAGGAGCGCGCGCTCGGAGATGCGCCGCAGATCCCCGCGACGACGGCGCCCGCCGATACCTCCGCGCAGGAAGGCCCCTGACCCATGACCGCCCCCGCTCAGATCCAGGCGAAGGCCGCCATCGGTGCCGCGGTAGTACTCCCGCTGCCCGCGGACCTCGCTGCGGTGGTCGCGCTCGAGGGCGGACTCCCCGCGACGGAGCTGCACTGCACGCTCGTGTACCTGCCGACCTTCGATCGCGAGGACACCGTCGCGCTCGCGTCGCTACGAACGGTCGTCGCTGCGTGGGCCTTGGGCGTAGCGCCGATGGACGCCGTACTCTCGGGCCTCGGGCGCTTCGCAGGGGACGCGGCCGAGGGCGATCCGCTCTATCTCTCCGTCGATGCGCCTCCGCTGCCCGCGGCGCGCCAGACGCTCATCGAAGCGCTCACCGCCGCAGGCTTCGCGCCGAGCACCGGGCACGGGTTCTCGCCGCACGTGACGCTCCGGTACCTCGGCGCGGAGGAAGCGCTCCCGATGACGCGCTTCGAAGCGCGCGCGGTGACCTTCGACCGCGCGTCGATCTGGCGCGGTGAGCGCCGTGATGACGTCGCTCTCGCGCCACCGCACGAGGCCACGACCACGAAGAACACCACCATGACGACCGCGCGCACGACGCCGAGCGATGCCTACGGGCCCGCGGTCGAGCTCTCGGTGCTGCCGTCAGACGGTGAGGGCGGCCCGTGGTCGACGCTCGCCTACGCCGTCGAGCTCCGCGGCTACAAGCTCAAGGGCGGCGGTCACGCGCGCATCACCGAGCAGAACATCGACGACATGGTGGCGAACTTCGCGCGCTACCCGAAGGTCCCGATCGTGATCGAGCATGCCGACACACGCCCCGAGGTGGCGCTCGCGCATCCCGATTGGGCGACGCCGTGCGGTCACATCGTGGCGCTGCGCAAGGGCGAGATGACCCGCCTCGTCGATGGTGCGCCCACGCGCGTGGCGACGCTCGAAGGCCGCATCGACGCGTCGCCGGAGGTCCGTCTCTCGATCAATGGCGACCCGTCCACCGGGACGCCCGCGACGTGGCCGTTTTGCTCCATCACGCCCGCGTCTGGGGTCGACGAGGAGTCTGGCGCCGACCTCGGCACGATCCTCTGGAGCGTTTCGCTCACCGCCCACCCCCGCCTCGCAGATCTGCCGCGGCTCGCCGCCGCGAGGAGCCCAGCCCCGATGAAGAACCGCAAGCCCCAGGGCGCGCGCAGCGGCGCACCCGCTCAGACCGACCGCACCGCCGACGCCGCGACGGAGCTCGGCTACTGGTACGACGAGATCACCACGCGCGGCGACGTGCTCGCGATGCTGCGCTGCGTGCTCGACCTCCCGGCCGCCGAGACCGAGGCGAAGACGCTCGCGGCGCTCGACTCGATCCTCGCCCTCACGCCCGACGCGGCGGCCAAGAGCGGCGTCGAGGTGGCTGAGATCGTCGAGCACGTGCGTGAGGCCCTGCGCCTGCCTGTCATCGACACCGTCACCGGCGCCCCGCCCGACGTGGCCGCGAAGGTGCGCGAGGCGCTCGCCACGCTGCCCGCATCGGCTCCCAACTCCGAGATGTCCCGCGGCGCTGCCGCGAGCAACACCGCCCCCAAGGAGGGCACCTTCATGAAGACGTTCCTCGAACTGGCCGTGGCGATGAAGCTCTCCGCGGTCGCCACCGAAGACGCCGCGCGCGACGCGGTGATGAACCTCGCGCGCGACGGCGCCGCCGTGCGCACGACCCTCGGCATCGCGGGCGACGTCGCCCTCGCGCCCCGTCTCGCAGATCTGGTGACCTCCGCTGCGGAGCTCCCCAAGGTGCGCGAGGAGCTCGCGCGCGTCTCGGGTGAACTCGACAGCCGCGTCGCCGCCGAGACGAAAGCCGCCGCCGAGCGCGCGGAGGTCGAACTCTCGCGGCGCGTCGACGAGGTCTGTCTCTCGAAGGGCTGGGCCGACGACGTCAAGCCCGCGCTCCTCGCCTTCGGTCGCACCGACCGCACGGCCTTCGACGCGAAGTACCCGCCGCCCTCTGCCGCGGAGCTCGCGCAGCGCCGTCAGGACCCCGCGCGGATCGCGCGCATCGAGCTCAACAAGACCCCCGCGTCCGTGGGCGACAACCCCGGTGCGCCCGACCTCGCGGGCGACATCGTGAAGATCAAGGCCATCGCCCTGGAGGCCGGCGAGCAGCTCACCGAGCTCGAAGCCTTCGGCATCGCGGGGCGCATGACGCCCGAGACCTACGCGCTCCAGGTCGGCGTTCAGGTCGGCTGATCGTCTCCCGTTCGCGCCGGATCACTCCGCGCGGTTCGCACGCCTCCCTCCTCCCTCCACCGCACTTCGAAGGACACAGAGATGCAGCTCCCCGTGAAGCTCAGCCCGCCGACGACGGGCGTCAACGCCAACGCGACGACCATCCCCAAGCACCGCATCGTCGGCTTCGGCACGCCGACGAGCACCAACCGCCAGCCCATCGACGCCCTCAACGTCGCGGGCACGACCGCCATCGCGGGCGTCGTGCAGAGCGAGGTGCCCTCGGGCGAGGCGGGCGACGTCTACAACATCCCCGGCGACGAATACGTCCTCGAGAGCGACGGCTCGGGCACGATCGCGTACGGCGCCCGCGTGGTCGCCATCGCGGGCGCCACCGTGGCCCTCAGCGGTCGCGTCGCGGCGCTCCCCGGATCGCCCACCGCGGGGACGAACTACCCCGTCGTCGGTCGCTCGGTCTCGCCCGAAACCGTCGCCGCCACCGCGGGCGCCAAGGTGCGCGTGCGGTGGTTCCCCGAGACCTACCAGGGCTGACCGCCGGGGCTGACGGACGCCCCGCTCCACCGCTTCGCCATCCTCTGCGGGCACGCGCGCTCGCACGCCAACGACCACCAGGAGTACGCAGATGCTGATCAAGGACAGCGCGCAGAAGTCGCGCGCTCGCAGGCCGAACGAGTTCGGCATGAACCCGTTCACCGCCGAGGTGCTCACCTCGCGCGGCATCGACCCGAGGAGCCACGCCGAGCGGCTGCACGGGATCCACGCCTCGGTCTCGCTCGGCCACCGCGAGACCCCGGGCGAGATCGCCGCGCGCATCAAGACCACGTTCGGCGGCGAGCCCACGCGCTTTCAGGAGCTCGCCCTCACGCCGAACGACGTGATCGTGCGCCAGCTCATCAACCAGGCCGCGCTCGACGCGTGGGACAACGAGTCGATCGCGGAGAACTACTGCCCGACGGTCCTCGTCGACATCCGCGAGGGGGAGTACAAGCTCCGCGACCGCAACACGGACCTCCAGGAGGTCGACACGCGCGTCGGCCCGTCGGCCAACAGCTACGAGCTCCCCGCGGAGATCACGGCGGGCACCTTCAAGGTCGAGGACTTCTCGGCTGAAGACAGCGTGAACCGCGGCGTGAACGCCATCGCGCCGTCGATCGAGAACCGCATGATCGCCGCGATGCGCGCGCGCTCGACCCTCCTGCGCCAGCACGAGATCGAGACCGCGAAGACGCTCATGGCGAGCGGCAGCTACGCCGCGGGCAACACCAAGACGATCGCGGCGGGCGCCCAGTGGAACGGCGGCGGCGCGGCCGACCCCATCGACGACTGCCAGGACGCCATCGCGGGGTCGGTCGCGCCCCCGACGCACGCGGTCTTCAGCCTGGAGACGTGGCAGGCCGCGCAGGCCAACGACGACTTCAGGGCCATCGTCGGCACGCGGACCGACAACGTCGGCCTCATGGCGTCGGACGCCTTCGCGCTCTACTGGGGCCTGGAGTCGGTGCAGATCAGCCGCCGTCAGTACATCCCCTCGGGGACCTCAACGCTCACGCGCCTCTACGGCACGTCGAACGTCGCGTTCGTCCACGTGAGCCGCGACGAGGCCGCGCGGACCTTCATGCGCAACTTCCAGCTCCGCCAGGGCGCGGGCGGCGTCATGTCGCTGTCGTACTTCAACCCCAAGCGCGGGGGCTACGGCAGCGACATGGAGAAGGTCACCATCGCCAAGGTCGCCAAGGTCATCGACAACACCTACGGCTTCCTGCTCATCAACCCGAGGCAGTGATCGTGGCGCGCCGCACCGCAATGGCCGCCGTCGCACTCGCTGCGATGTCGGCCTCTACCATCCCCGAGGTTAAGGCGGTGGCCGCCGAGACCTCGCCCGCCGCAAGCGGTCCCCCTCCCGAGGCGTCGATCAGCTCCGCCACGGAGCTCGAGGTCACCTCGACGCCCGACGTCGAGGGCCTCAGGGCTGAGATCGAGGCCCTCACGAGGCAGCTCGGCGTCGACCAGCAGCGCAACACCGAGCTCTCGGAGATGCTCGAGGCGCAGGCGAAGGATCACCGCGCCGAGATCGAGCACCTGCGCATCGAGCTCCTGGCGCATCGCAACGACGCGTGGGCGAAGCGAGAAGCGGAGCTCGAGGCGGAGGTGAAAGGCTACCGCGTCGAGGTCGAGCGCCTGCGCGCGGATGACCTCGCGCAACGCGACGTCTTCAGCGACGCGTGGGCGAAGCGAGAGGCCGAGATCAAGGCGCGCTTCGACGTCATGCGCGAGAGCGCGGCTCCCCTCATCGCCCTCGAGCAGCTCCCCGTGCTCCCCGAGGAGCCCTCCGCACGTCGTCACCGCGCGCGCGGCAAGCTCGCGCTGGTCATCAACGGCCAGCGCGTCGTCATCCCCCACGGGGAAGAGATTCCTGTCGGCTTCGACGTCTCGACGCTGCCCGCGGGCAGCTATGAGGTGATCCGATGAACATCCTCGCCGAGCTCCGCCGCCTCTTCGGTGGCGACGGCTACGTCCTCAAGCGCTCGGGCAATGGCGTCGTCGGCGTCGAGCCCTCGACGCTCACCACGCGGCAGACGATCACGTTCGCGCGCGCCGACATCGCGGCGGGCGACAACGCCACCACCACCTCGTCGACGCCCGTGCAGCTCTACGCGTGCGGCGTCGTGGGCCTCGCATCGTGCGGCTACGTCGCGCCGCGCGCAGGCTCGCTCACCGCGCTCTCCGCGCACCTCAGCGGCAACGCCGCGGGGTCGACGCTCGTCGTCAGCGTGCACAAGAACGGCACGCTCCTCCACGCCAGCGCCATCGCGACCGTCGCGAGCGGTGAGGCGAAGGGACGCGCGACATTCACCGCCGAGACGTACACGTTCGACGCGGGCGACGTCCTCGACGTGCGTGTGCGCACGGGCTCGGGGTGGACCGCATCGACGGTCGACCTCGCGGCCTATCTCGAGATCGCCGACTGAGCGCACCTCACATCGACGGCGCCACATCACGAGCGCCGTCGATGTGACGGTCCCCTTTCCACCTTCGAGGCCACCATGGCGACGACCCCTCGATACGTCGGCACGACCACCGCCGAGGCCCTCGCCTACGTGCTTTCGGTCGTCGGGTCCGAGGACGACCTCCTGCGCGTCTTCGACCGCGACGGCGACGGCGAGATCGCCTCGGGCAGCGCCGACGAAATCGCATTCGTGCGCGCGGTGTGTTCCGCCGAGACGGAAATCGACGAGGCGCTTGCGGCCTCCCACGGGGCGCCCTTCACGGGCACGGTGCCCGACAGCGTGCGCGAGATCGCTGCGCTGCGGTGCCTCTGGTGTGCCGTGCGCACGCGCGCATGGAACGACGCCGAGAAGGCGCCCTTCAGGGTGCTTTACAAGGACACCGACACACGTCTCTCGCGCCTCGCCTCCGACACGCAAGCGCGCATCCCCGCGCGGGGTGTTCCAGAGCCTACGGCGACCGCCGCGGGCATCGTCGAGCCCGACGCGAGCACCGCGGCGTTCTCGTGGTCGCACGCCGGGCTGAACGGGTTCTGAGGTGAGCGCGGTGGTTCTCGACCTGGATCTCACGCCGTGGCGGGAGAGCGTTCGCACGCTTCGGCGCTCGCTCAACGATGAGCTTGAACGCGCCGTACGCGAGACAGGGCGCGCCCTGCGCGACGAAGCGAAGCGCTCGCACAGCTACCAGGATCGCACGGGGACGCTCACGCGCTCGATCGCGGTGTTGCCCACGCACGGCACGTTCACCGCGGACACGCTCGAAGGCGGCGTGATCGCCCGTGCGCCATACGCCAGCTTCGTCGAAGAGGGCACCCCCAGGATTCGCGCCTACGAGTACCTCGGCACCGCGCTCGTGCTGCAACGCGACGAGACGCATGCCGCCCTCGACGACGCGCTCGAGCGCGCGCTTCGGCGGGCTGGACTATGAGCGCCACGCACGCCACCGACGACGAGATCGAGAGCGCGCTCTTCGCCGCCCTCGAAGCGCTCAGGGTAGGTGCGACGCCCGCGGGTCCCTTCGCGCTCGTCGACCGCTGGGCTGGTGAGGTGACGCAGGACATGGGCGTCGACAGCGAGACGCTCACGCGCAGTCCCTCCGCGCTCCTCGCCTACGAGGAGTCGATCCCCGAGGGAGCGAACGGCGCGCAGAGCGAGACCGGCGGGCACGCGATCCAGGTGGTCGAGCGACACGTCTACCGCGTGTACATCACCGTGAAGGACACCCGCAGCGACAAGGCCGCCCTCAAGGGCACGGTCGGACAGACCGGCGTGCTCGCGTGCGCCCGGGCCGTGAAGAAAGCTCTCGCGGGGCTCGTGATCCAGGGGCTCTTCGACGGCGACGTCGTGCGGCTCCTCGGGCAGCGCCCGCACCACATCAAGCGCGGCGTCAACTACACGCACATCATCCGGTTCTCGGCGCGCGCAGCGCTCGACGAGTCGACGCCCGAAGAGAACCCCACGCCGGGCGAGCCGCTCGCGGGTGTGCGCGGCGACGTCCTCGACGTGGCGCCCGACACCAACGCCGCGACCGTGACGCTCTCGCACTTCAACTCCCTCCCCGAAGACTGACCGAGGTTTCGACCATGACGACGCTCCCCGCGGGTCTCGCACCGAGCCCGACCCCCACGTTCGCCTTCGCCGTGCTCCTCGGCGTCGGGGCCGCCGCCGCGGACCCCGGTACGCTCGACGTCATGATCCTCGCGCAGAAGACCAGCGCGGGAAGCGCCGCCCTCAACGTGCCGACGCAGGTCTTCGACGTCACCGCCGCCGAGGCGCGCTTCGGCGCCCGCTCCCGCCTCGCGATGGCGGTGCGGGCGTTCCGAGTGATCGCACCCCGCGCTACGCTCTACGCCTGCCCCGTCGCGGATCCCACCGGGAGCCCCGTGTCGGCCACCGCGCGCCTCGACTTCGCAGGTCCTGCCACGGCCGCGGGCGTCGTGCGCCTCCGTATCGCTGGGCGGCTCCTCTCCGAGGTGGTGATCCCGTCGAGCACGACCGCGGCGGCCGCTGCCGATCTGGTGCGCGCCGCGGTCGCTGCCGTCGCCGAGCTGCCCTGCACCGCTGCGGTCGGCGGAACGAGCCACGAGCACGAGCTCACGCTCACCGCGGCGAGCCCCGGCGTCGCAGGCAACCAGCTCCGCGTGGTCTTCGAGTGCACGGCCGCGGGGATCACCGTGGACCTCAACGGCGCTGGCGCAGGGACGACGGGCAAGGCGTACTTCGGCTCGGGCGCCCCGGCCACCGCGGGCGTCGGCGCCGTCGACCTCACCGCGGCGCTCGCCGCCATCGCGGGGGATCGGTACGACCGCATCGTCGCCGACGTCGACGACGACACCAACCGCGGGCGCCTCTCGGATCACCTCACGTCGCAGTCGTCGATCAACGTCGGACGGCGCTGCATGGGCGTCGTGGGCTCGCTCGAAGAGACGCTCTCGGTCGTGCAGGCCGACGCCGTCGCGCTCAATAACCCTCGCGTCACGATCGTCTACAACCGCCGCTCGCACAACGTGGTGGGGGAGCTCGCCGCCGCGTACGCCGCCGCGAAGACCTACGGCGACGGGCGGCTGCCCGGTGAGTCGCAGTACCGCGCGGCGAAGGCCAACGACCTCTCGCTCGCGCCCGCGATCCTCGCCACCGACGAGGAGGAGCGCCTCACGCCCGTGCAGGTCGACGCGCTCCTCAACAGCGGCGTGACGCCGCTCGGACACGACAACCTCCACCCCGGCTACGCCGCGGTGGTGCGGCCCGTCACCACGCGGACGAAGAACGCCTCGGGCGGCACCAGCTACCTCGTGCGCGACACCTCGAAGGTGGCCGTCGCGGACCTCGTCGCCGACCGCTGCGAGGCCTTCGCGGTGCAGAACTACGGCGACAAGAACCTCGTCCCCGACCCCGCGACGATCGAGCAGGCGCCCTCATCGCCGTACGTCGTGTGGCCCGCGTCGATCCGCGAGGACCTCCTCTCGATCCTTCGCCAGATGGAGAGCGAGTTCCTGCTGGTGAATGTCTCGCAGTACGCGTCGCAGGTGACGGCCGATCCGCTCACGGTCGACGGCACGCAGTACGTGGTCTGCAAGGTCCCCTTCGCCGTGATCCCGCACCTGCACAGCGTGGTCGGCGAGGCTTCTCAGGTCGCCTGATCGTCGCCGCCTCGCACTCCCCGCCACCGCTTCGCTCTGAACGAAAGGACCTACGATGGCCACGTCTCGTGGAGACTTCGCCGGAACCGGCAAGCTCTGGATCAACGGCACCCTCTACTCCGAAGCCGCGAAGGCATCGGTCACCCTCGGCGGCAAGCTCAACCGCGTGAACACGCTCGGGCACACCGGGGAGACGCAGGAGGACCCGACGCTCATGGAGGTCAAGATCGAGGGCGCGCCGCTGCGTCGGCAGAGCCTCGTCAAGCGCCTCAACGGGTTCCGCCGCTCGGGCGAGGACGTCACCCTCAAGATCCAGGTCGGTGAGAACACCAGCGTCGGCCGCGGCAAGATCGGGCCGATGGAGCTCGGCACCGAGAGCGGGAAGTCGACGTTCTCGACGACCTTCATGGGCGACGAACAGGACTCGTGATGGGCAAGCGCAACGATCCCGGCGACGACGAGGGACTGAGCCTCTTCGCGCGCGCGATGCAGCAGCGCGGGCGCCCCTTCCGCGTCATCGACTTCCCGGGCCTCGACGGCGTGAAGGTCGCCATCTGGTGCCCCACCGACGACGAGGAGGCGCAGGCGGACGTCGAGTCGCGCAAGTACCTCACGAAGCAGATGGGCCTCTCCGCCCTCGAGCTCTCGCTCGCGCAGGAGACCGAACTCGCGAAGCGCTCGCGCGAGATCGAGCTCCTCGCGCTCGTGCTGCGCGATCCGACCGACCCCACGATGGCCTTCTGCGAGTCCTCCGATGACCTCCGCGGTGGAGAGGACGGCGGCCTCGAAGCAGACCAGCGCAAGGCGCTCATGGCCTCGATCGAGGACTTCAAGCGCGAGCGGTTCCGCGCGAAGACCCCCGAGGAGTCCAAGGAGATCGTGGAGCTGCTCAAGTCCCTAAAAGCCGTTGGGGCTCTGTCGAGCTACTGGATGTCCTGCGATTCCGATACGCAGGCGTTCATCGTGCACACGCTGGTGGAAGCGTTGCCGAAGCCGACGGAGCCCAACTCATCGGGTACGTGATGGCGGAGTGGGCCAACTGGCACCTCTCCGCCGTCTCATTCCTCCCGCCGATCACCCCGCACAAGCCTGAGAAGTGACCCATGAGTGAAGCTGTCCTGCGCGTCTCGACCTCGGGAGGCGCTGAAGTCGAAGCGCTCCTCGCGAGGATCGAACGCGCAGCCGCAGCCGCTCAAGGTCGTACCGAGCGCGCCTCGCGTGCGTCTCGTCAGCGTCAGACGCGCGACACTCAACAGGCTACCGAAGAGCAGGTCGGTCACTACCGCGCTGCCGCAGCCGCAATCGCCCGCGATGACCAGCTCGCGACGCGGTCCAAGCTGCGTGAGCTCGCGCTCCAGGGGGATGCGCAGAAGCGGTTCAGCGCGCTCTACGCGGACGCTCACCGCAAGGCCACTGCGGCGCTTGAAACGGAGATCGGTCACCGCGGACAGCTCACCGACCGGGAGAAGCGTCAGGTCGAGCAGTTGGCGCTCGCGATGGTCGACGAGCACGACCGCGCAGAGCGGTCTCGCACGGCCTCCACACGGCGGGAGACGAGAGAGCGAGAGTCGGCCGAGCGCGCGACCGTCACGCGGATCACCGCGGGTCTGCGCGGGGCTGCGGCAGCCGCCGCACAACTCGCCGACGCCGCGCACTCTGCGATCCAGGCGGGCCGCGAGGATCTCGCGGGGGCCAATCGCACGCTCGGCAACGCAGTTCGGAACTCGGGTGGCAACGAGACGGATGTGATCGCAGCAAAGACGGCGGTCGAGCGCTTCGCCGTTGAGACCGGGATGCGTTACGAGGATGTGACGGCGGCGCTTGAGACGGGGCAGGCTCGCGGATCGGCGTTGGAGGCACAACCCGGTCAGACGCGCGCGCAGGCGATGGAGAGCGCCCTGACCACGATCCGCGAGGCCAACGCTGAGGATGTTGCGCCGGGCCAGCTTCTCGCGGCTCGTGGGCGTCTCGGGCAAGCCGGGCTCTCGGGTGATGCGCTCACCACGGCGCTCCGATACACGGTACGCGCGGCACAGCGTGGCTCCGTCGAGGTCGATCAGATCATCTCGCAGGGGCTCCCCGGCGCTGTCTCGCTGATGACCCAACGCGCCGCAGCCCTCGGGCCCGGTGCTACGGAAGCGCAGCGACAAACCGCGCGGCTCGACGCGTTCCGTGAATCCGTCGCGCTGCAAGAGGTGGCGGCCTCTGCCGGCAAGCAACCCGGGAACACGGCCAACACCCTCGCTGGACTGAACAACTTCGTACGCACGCCTCGGCGGCAGGAGATGATCCTGCAGAACATTCGCAGCGCCGAGGCACAGATCAACACCTCGACGCCAGAGGGGCGAGAGCGTGCCCGGCGCCTGCACGAGCTCTACAACGGGGACAACGCGATCTTCGAGCGAGACCCAACCCGCCGTGGTCATGCGATGCGCATGCGGGACGACGTCGACCCGATGGAGCTCGCCGTGCGGATGACGGCGGCGGCAGGGGGCAACGCCAGCGGCGCGATGAACCTGTTGGCCGGAGGCGGTCAGGGCAACCCGCAGTCGCTGCTCAACAACCAGCGCTCGCTCCTGACGTTCATCGGCTCCGAACTCGGCCGTGTTCGGGAGCTACAGAACGGCGGTGGCATCACGGATGCGCAACTGGCTGAGCACCAACGCGCCGTTGAGAGCGACGACCTCTCGACGCTCAATCGGTCGCGCGAACAGGGGCGACAGAGTGCGCGTCGCCCCGGCGCACTGCAGCGTGGGAGCGACCTTGTTGCGGATCGCGAACGTCTCCATCCCCTCTTCTACGGTGCCGTACGCAGCATCCCCGTCGCGGGTCCGCTCGCGATCGCTGGCGCGGGGGCGTTGTTCGGCGAGTTCGGCGGCGCGCCAGCGTCGGCGGGCTCTTCCGCTGTGCCCGTGAGCGCGGGCGGGACAGCCGCAGCAGGCTCCCAAGCCCAATCCGCCACGATCCGAGACGCCGTGCGAGACGGTGTCGTGGCCGGGCTGCGCAATCAGCCTGTGGTCGCGCAGGTGTCGCAGCAAGACGCGGTGCACGCTGCGATGTTGGGGAGCCCACGCCGCGCAGGAGAGATGTGATGCCGATCACCGACGACCTCGGGCGCACGCTCTCCGTCTGGGCATGGGAGGGCATCGAGTTCCCAGGCGAGGACGCCTCGACGACGTTCGGGCACGACTCCGTGCAGCACAAGGGCTTCGGTCAGCGCGGCGCGAACATCGAGACGACGGGCCCCAAGCCGCTCGTCACCAGGGTCCGCGCTGCGCTCGTGAACGGTCTCCGCGGGTGGCGTGGCGACCCGCTCTTTCCGCAGACGTGGGAGAAGCTCACCCGCAAGCTCATGACGACGCCGGATGGGCTCCTCACGCACCCGACGCGAGGGCTCTTCACCGCGCACTTCGACGAGGCCACCGAAGAGATCAAGGTGCGCGAGCGCCGGGGGCTCTACATCTCGCTGACGTTCACCGAGCAGGACGGGGATGCGGACGTGCTCACGTTCGCACCGACGGATGCCGCGCCGGCTGCGGCGGCGCTCACCAGCGCGCAGACCGCCGACGCAGCGCGGCCTGTTGGCGCACGGGTCACCAGCTCGCTCGCGGGCGAGGTCTCGGCCGCGGTCTCTTTCATGGAGTCGACGACACGCACTGTCGCCGAAGCCTCGGCGCGCTTCGAGGGGCTCCTCTCGTCGGTCGAGGCGCGCGCGACGGACCCCGCCGCAGCGGCGTCGACGGCGCACGCGTTCCGGTCGGCACTCTTCACCGCTCGAGGCGCGATCCTCCGCTACAGGGCGCAGTACCTCGGATCGGGGCGCCGGACCTTTGTCGTCGACGTCGAGGCGTCGCTCGCGCAGATCGCCGCCAACCCGTCGGTGTACGGCGACGCGTCGAGGGCCGCCGATCTCGCGCGAGCGAACACGGTACTGGACCCCTCGCGCGTTCCTGTGGGCACCCGCCTCGTCGTGGTGGACTGATGGCTCGCTCTCACAGGGTCACGCTGACGATCGCGGGCGTGCCCGTCACGACCTGGGACGAGATCGCAATCACGCACGACCTCTTCTCACCCGCGGGCGCCTACACCGTGACCCTCTGGCGAGAGGCGGACGCGACGCGCTGGAACGAGGTGCGAAGGGCGTGTCGGATCTTCGCCCCGGTGATCGTGGAGATCGACGGCGCCGTGCAGCTACGCGGCACGCTGGAGCGCCTCAAGGTCGGTGGCGCGCGCAGCGGAGCACCGCTCACGCTCTCGGGGCGAAGCCTCGCAGGGCCAGCGATGGTGGCGCACGTCGACCCTCGCATCTCGCTGCGCGGCGTGACGCTCCACGAGGCCCTCACGCGCATCTTCGCGCCGCTCGGAATCGCCGTTACCGTGGGCGTCTCAGCCGAGGATGCGCGCGCCACGATGGCGGGCGCTCGGCCGGGCCCCGTGCGTACGGGGACACGCCGCGCTCACCACAAGGTCGATCGCTTCCGTCTCAAGCCAGGGCAGACCGTGTGGCAGGCCGCCGAGATGCTGTGTCGCCGCCACGGCTACCTGCTCTACGCCGCGCCCACCGCGGACGGGCTCGGCCTGGTGATCGACCGTCCCGCCTACGACGCCCCGGTGCAGTACGCCCTGAGCCGGACGAAGGTCCGCGTCGACGCGAGCGGCGAGGCGACGTGGACGGGCAACGTGTTGGAGGGCTTTCGAGACCTCAACGGCACCGATGCCCAGACCATGACCACCGTCTTCGGGCACTCGGGCCTCGACGCTCCGCAGGATGCGCGACACCGAGGGCAGGTCTCGAACGATCGGCTGCTCTTTCACCCGCTCGTGAGCGACGTGATCGTCGAGCGGCCGCACTACATCCGCGACCCGCGCGCCCGCACACCGCAGATCGCCGAGCAGCGAGCGCGGCGCGAGAACGCGCTCACGATGGCCGACTTCGACACCTACAACGCCACGGTGCAGGGCTTCGCGCAGGGATCACCCGCGCGCGTGTGGGCGATCAACAGCATGGTGCACGTGGTCGACGAGCTGGCGCTCCTCGAAGACGACTGGCTCGTCACGTCGGCGACGTTCACCCGCTCGCGCGAGAACGGCCACACCACGCGGCTGCGGCTCGTCCCCAAGGGCTCCATCGTGATCGACCCCGACCCGGAGGTGTGACGGTGCTCACGTTGTGGAAGGTCACTCGGGCGGCGTTCGAAGCGGCCGACGAGGGCGTCAAGAAGCTCCTCGTTCAGATCCGTGGCGAGGGCGACGAGGGCGACGACGAGGGATCTCAGGGCGTCGATCGCGCGGTGTTCTTCTCGCAGCTCGGCGTCGCGGTGCTCCCCGTTGTCGCGAGCACCCTTCGAGCGCTCGGCGTCGAGCACGGCGACGAGGTCGCGCTGCTCAAGCTCTGGGACTCCGCGAGGAGCCCGACGGACCTCGACGCGGGGGAGACGCGCATCTTCTCGGTGGGCGCGGTGGCGACGGCGCTGCGGCTTTTGGCAGACCGCATCGACGTGAACGCATCGCGCATCAACCTCGGCGGCGGCGCCACGAAGAAGGTCAACCGCGAGGGCGACCCGATCCGCCCCGGCGAACTCCGTTTCAGCGCGACGACGAGCACGCTCACGATCACCTACGCGCCGCCTGATGGCGGACCCACGCAGACGGTGTCGATCGCCGTTGGAGGATCGCCCGCCGTGTTCACGCCCATGACCGACACGCTGACGCTCGGCGGCAAGACGGGCGTGGGCTCCAACAAGGTTCGCGCGGAGGACTGATGCGCACCGTCGCCCGAAAGATCGATCCCACGACGGGGGATCGCGTCATGGACCGCGCGCGCCGCACATGGGCTCGCGCCGCGTCGCCCGAGCTCGCGATCGTCCAGAACGTGCTCCGCACGCCCCTGGGCAGCGCCGCACGAGATCGCACCTACGGCGTCGAAGAGATCGACAACGCCGCAGCCAACGCCCCTGCGCGCTGGCGCCTCGCGGTGACGCGCGCCCTCAAGCGGTGGATCGACGACGGGACGCTCCGCGACGTCACCGTCGCCATCCGCGTCGAACCGCTCCCAGGTGGCGGCGCAGCGCTGCTCTACACCGTCACGTTCAGAGGCCGCGACGGCCGCACGCAGACCACCCCCGAGGCCGCACGATGACCTTCACCGCCGAGAGCGCCGCGACCATTCGCGACCGCGCATTGGAGAACTGGCGCGCGCGCTACCTCGCGCGTGGAGAGGACCTCGACGTTGCGCCAGGCTCCGACGCGTACAACGAGCTCGACGCCCTCGCGCTGGAGTTCGAAGGTCTCGCCCTCGGCGCGCAGGAGGCCGCCCACCGGGTGCTCCTGCGCTACGCCTCGGGGCAGGACCTCGACGACTTCGCGGAGGACGACGGCACCGCGCGCAAGCCCGCGAGCGCCTCTCGGCGTGAGATCGCCGTGGCGGGTCCGCCGAGCACGACCACGCCGGTCGCAGGCGCCTCGCTCGCCACCGCGGGCGGGTTCCGCTTCAAGCCGATCGATCCGGCCACGGGCGCGCTCCTGACGTCGATCGAGACCGACGGGAGCGGCGCAGCGACCATCCTGTGCGAGTGCGTGAGCACGGGCGTCGCGACGAACATCGTCTCGGGCACGGTGCTCACGTGGAACTCCGCGCCGACGGGCTTCGCGGCGACCGGGACCGTGGCGTCGGGCACCGGCGCGCGCGAGGGCGAGGACGTCGAGGGCGACGACGCGCTGCGCCTGCGGCTTCTCGAGCGGCGCAAGGAACGCCCCGCGAGCGGCAACAGGGCCGACTGGCGCGCCAAGGTGTTGGAGGTGGCGGGCGTGGGCGACGCGTTCGTGCACCCGTGCACCCGCCCTCCTCAGCCGCCGCCCGCTGCGTACCTCGACCAGCAAATCCGCGCGGACCGGCCGGGCTGCATGGTGGTGATCCCCGTGAACCCTCCGCCCGCGGCGGACAGCTATGTGCAGAACGCCGATGGGACGCTCGGCGCGGGGCTCGATCCTGGCTACTCGCGGCGCCCCTCCGCGGAGCTCTGCACCGCCGTCGCGCGCTTCATCGACGGGACGCACGACGCACAAGGAAACGCGCGACCGCCCCTCACGGACTGGCAGTGGTACCCCGCGACCATCTTCCGTGAGAGTTGGGGCATTGTGCGCCCCGAGCGCGTGCTCTTCGACGTGACCATCCAGGTGCGGGTGGCCAACGACAGCCTGTTCGCATTCACCGGAACGCGCACGATCACCTCGGTGACCGACTCGACGCACATCACCCTGAGCAGCGGCGCAGGGCTGGATTTCGGGGCAAAGCTGGCGTTGCTCTACCCGCTCGACGGAGGAGGAAAGCGCACGGTGATCCGGGGCGGGTGGGCGCTGTGTCAGGTCGCGTCTCGCACCGGGAACGACATCACGCTCGCGGCGCCGCTGCCTTCGACCGTGGGTCTCGTCGGCGCTGCGGTGCGCTCGGATCCGGGGGTATGGGACGCTGTGCGGCGCGTCGAGCTCATGCACTTCGACACGTTCGGTCCCGGCGATGTCGCTACGCCCGGACGAAGCTCTCGCTTCCCTCCGACGTCGTGGGGCTCCCCCGACACAGTGGTCCCGTCGCGCCTCCTCTCGATCGCGCTCGGGATCACGGACGTCGTCGACGTCGCAGTGACCGACCCTTCAGCGCGCCAGGTCATCCAACTCGGCTACGTGCCAGTACTGAACACGCTCACGCTCGAGCGCCTCGCGTGAGGTTCAGGGGCAACCGAAGTTCGTGTCGTCGGCAGTGAAGCAGAAACACCCCGAGGAGGGGTTCGCGGCCACCGCAGCGCAGGCGACGCGCGTCGGGTGGCAGTTCAACTGCCCCGGTCGCGTCGTTACGGGCGGGATCAGGCATGCGGAGGTGTCGCGGACGGGGTCCATGTTCCGGCGCGTGTAGGCCGTGCGCCAGACGTTGGTGCACCACGCGTCGAGCGCGTCGCTCCGCGCGACGTCGCCTGTGCCATCGCAGTCGTCGTCGAGGCCGTTGCAGCGCTCGATCGCGCCGGGGTGGCGCTGCGCGTCGGTGTCGTCGCAGTCGGGGCCTCGGTCGCAGCCTGCACCGTATCCGTCGCTGTCGCGATCGATGCAGGTCGAGGCCACGTCGACAACGTCTGCGGAAACGTCGACCGCCACCTCGAGCGCGACGTCCACGGCGGTCTCTGCGGCAACATCCGCGGGGGCGACGTCGACCGGCTCGGCCGAGACGTCGGCGTTCGAAGCGTCCGTGACGTCGGCGGCGACCACATCAGCCGCGGCGTCTGGGGCCTGGGCTGGGGCCGGATCTGATCCGCAGCCGAGGAGGATCAAGGCGAGGGCGAGGTAGCGCATCGGGGAGAGGGTACGGCGAGCGCGCTCGCTGTGTCATCGAGATGCTCAGGTGCCACCCTCGGGCTGAGGGAGATAGGGAGGCTGAATACGGCCTCGCGGAGGGATGTCGGAGACCCACGGATTGTCGGCGATGCAACGCACGCGAGTGATGCCGGCACGCCTCATGGCGCGCGCCATCGTTCGAACGCCGCGTTCGCTGCCGGAGAAATCAACGTTTCCTGGCACGCAATGCGGTCGACGAACCAACAACTCCGTCTCGGACTGAGGGTTCATGTAGACATCTTCAGCGAGGAATCCCGACCCGAGACGCATCAATCCGGCGATCGCGATCTGCGCCTGCGTGTGCGCGACACCCCCGACTCCAAGCATGTCCACCGAATCGGCCATGTCTCCGGCCTCGGCGTTGAACGTTGCGAGGCGAGCTGGTTGGCGCGGCCAGAATTTGAATCGCGCGGTGTGACGTGCGCCTCGCATCTCCCACGCGAAGGTCGCGTAGCACGGCGGCCCTTCGTCAGATTCCTCCGTGGCCCAGCCAAGCACGTGGATCGAGTTCTCGGGCAGGTTGTTGAAGATCTCCAGCAGGCGAATCGCTCGCCCGACGATCTGAGCCCCGGTTCCTCGATCGCGTAGGATCGCATCGGGCGCGAGGTGAGCGTCGCAGGACGCGGCTTCAACCGCTGGTGCGGGCGCAGATTGCGGCGTCATCGACGCTGCGGAGACGACTCGAACGGATGGCGGTGGGCCTGAGATGACGGCGGGCCGCCCTTTGTTGATCGCCGCGACCATCCACGCGACTGCCATCAGCGCCACGCCCATGCCAAACAACACCTTGCCCCACTGAATGCGATTCGGATCACCCATGACATCCGACGCTACTCGACCGTCGGTTGATTGAGAGCTCCCCATGACGCTCGTCGCCCTCCCCTCCGGCACCACCGAAGCCGACCGCTTCGCACGCGCCCTCGCGATCCTCCGCGGGCCCGAGATCACCGCGGCCGACGGGACGCTCGTCGCGGAAGACCTCCGCGTGCTCGGGCAGATGCTCGCCGACGCGCGCGCACGCATCCTCGCCGCGGTCGATCAGGCGCATCCCGGCCGCGCGACGGAGCTGCTCTCGGAGCTCGAGGAGGAGTACGGGCTCCCCGTGGCCACGGGCCTCCCGACGACCGACCGTCAGCGTCGTATGCTCGCGAAGTACCGCGCTCGCAACGCAGGCGACAGGCCGAGCCTCTTGCGGACGATTCGCACGGTCGCCGCCGAGGTCGAGATCGTGCCCATCAGCTCCCTCGCGGTGCAGGACACCGACCCCTTCGCGGTCTATCGCTTCGTGCTCCTCCTCAGCGACGCGCACTTCGACGACGCGGCGCTGCGCGCGACGCTCGACGCGCTGCTCGCGCAGCAGGTCACCGGACACGTCGCGTGGACCGCCGCCGTGGGCGAGGGCTCCGACCTACCTACCTTCCTCTGCGACTCGCCCGACAGCCTCTGCGACCGGAACGTCCTCTCCGAATAGGAGCACTCGCCGATGCCCGTCCCCTTCACGCCCGCGCCGTCGATCGGCGCGACCGATCCCCCGTTGCTCGACGGCCCCGCGAAGAACGTGGGCGCGTTGCGCGAGCTGCTCAACGCGCGCGTGTTCCTCCGCTCGGCGGCGTCCGGTACGTTTGCGTGGTCGGGCGACTTCGCTGTTGAGAGCGGCGGCTCGAACAGCACTTTCACGGTCACGCTGGGGGCGATTCAGTCGCTCGTGCTCGTCGCTGAGGACGGTTCGACGTACGACCTGTACTTCTACGCGGGCGGCACCATCGGCGCGTCGAAGATTGAGGGCGGCGGGGTCCTCGCGAACTCGACGCGCTACTACGTCTACGCGAAGCCCGGCGCGAGCAACGTCTGCGACTTCGAGATCGCGACGACGGCGCCTCACACGACCCGCGTCTACAAGGGCGCAGGGAACACGTTCCCGCTGCGCGCGCGGCGATACCTCGGAACGTTCCTCACGACCTCTGCGGGGGCCCCGATTCCCTGCGTCGCGCGGCGGGGGCGCTACACCTACCAGATCAGCGGGGTCGCGGCGGCGACGCTCCGGATGGTGCACCATGACAACACCTCTGGATCGCTCACCACGGTGGCCCTCACGTCGCTCGTCCCGTCGTGGGCGCGCGTCGTCAGGGTGTGGCTCAGGGCCGAACGCAACGCCGCGACGGCATCCGCTGTCCGCGCCGAGGTTCGCACCGCTGGCGACTCCGCGCTCGCGCTCGTCACGGCTGCGCCGAACACCTCGGGGAGCGATAGCGACAACGACACGCAGGGTGACGTGGCACTCAAGGCCGCGCAGGAGATCGAATACCAGTGCAGCACCTCCCCCGCGGCGGGGTATGGCGTGAGCCTCTGGGTCGTGGGGTTCGAGGAGTAACCGATGCGCAGGAACGCTGACTTTGCGCGGGGCTCGCACGTCCCGTCCGCCGTGCTCGACGCGATGCAGGACGAGGCCGTCGGGATGATCCCCGCGACGGCCAATCCCTCGGGCGCGCGCGCGCTTCGCGGCGCTGATGGCCGCTACGTCTGCACGCCCGACGCGGGTGTGGCCGACGGGACGCTCGTCGTCCTCGATACCTCGATCGACTGGCGCTACCGCGACCTCTGGGGGACCTTGCGCCGCCTCGAGGCCGCCGCGCAGCGCCAGCACGGCGACGACGCGTGGCAGGTCAACGACCCGTCGCGTGCGGTGGGCTCGCGGTGGTTCGAAGGGACCACGGGGGCGGGCGGACTCGGCGCGGGCGCGACGACCGTCGCCAACGGCACACCGCCCGTTCCTGCGTCGGGCAGCTTCGCGGTGCTCGTCGACGAGGGCGCGTCGAGCGCCGATCGCGTGTGGCTCTACGCGCGATCGAGTGACGGAGCGCTGTGCCTCTACAACGACGCGGGCGCGGTGCTACACGCCGAGCTGCGCGTGTACGGCGCGGGCGCGTCTCCCTCGCTCGGCGCGACGCCGGGGGTGCCCGGTCGCCTCGTGAGCCCCGCGGGTCTCGCGACGACCGACGATGCGTGGACGACGGCCATCACCATCACGCCGACGGGCTCGAGCATGCTCACGCTCGACGTGACGACGAGCGCGGTGCGATCGGACGGCGCGCGTGGCGGCTCGTGGCGATTCGGCGCGGGCTTCCGCACTCCGGCGTCGAGCACGCCGGCGCAGGTCGGCGACACGGTCTTCACGCTCACGGTCGCCGATGACCTCTCGGGCGGGGCGCCGGTGTGGCGCGTACGCGCGACGGTCAGCGGTGCCGACGTGCTCATTCAGGTGCGCGGCGCGACCGCGACGAACATCAGGTGGCGCATCGAGGCGTCTGTCACCGAGGCGAGGGCGTAGCGATGACGGATCGATTCGTAGCGACGAGCGCGGCGCCCGGAACCGATGTCGACGGGCTGAGCGGCGGCGGAGGTGACTTTCTCCCGCGCGACGGCTCACAGGCGATGGCGGGCAACCTCGACCTCGGCGGGAACAAGATCGCGAACCTCTCGCCCCCCGAGATCGACTCCGATGCCGCGCGCCTCGACACCGTTAGCGCGGCTGTCGCGGGGCTCCCTGCGCTCGGCGGCGCCAACGTCTTCACCGAGCTCCAGACACTCTCGAAGGGCTCGGGCACGTGGGGAAATCCGATCCCCGTGGCGGCCTTTCGTCACAACAACGGCGGCGGCTCCGCGTGGCAGGGCGTCGCGGTGCGCTTCGAAGTGAAGAACGACGGAGCGCCTGCGATTCCGTACGGCTACGTCGTCGCGCGCGCGCACGGCGTCGGCGGCGACGCGAACGACAACTTCGTCGAGATGCGCCCCGCGCACTCCGCGGGAGATCCGCCCGTCGGGCTTCGCGTGCGCTGCGCCGTCGCGGGCGCGATCTGGGGCGCGGAGCTGCTCCTCGCAGCGTCCGGCGGCACACCGCTCCTCCAGCCGTGTCGCGAGTCCGGGAGCGGCGACGTGGACATCGCCATCGCGGGCCTCGGCACTGGCGGCGTGCGCGTCGGCAACCACGGCACGACGATCCACGACGGCACCGCGCAGACGGTCGACGGCACGACCACCACGGTGTGGTCGAAGGCGCTCGACGACCACACCGTCTACGAGGTCGAGATCGTGCTTGTAGGCCGCCGCACCGACGCCGCGGGTCGCGCCGTCTACCGCCGCCGCGTCGTGGCGTACGTCGAGTCGGGGACGCTCACCGTCGAGACGCCCGACGTCGTCGGGACCGACGTGGAGACGACGGCCGGCTACGACATCACCATCGACAACGACGGCACCACGCTGCGCGTGCGGGCGACGGGCGATACCGGTCACACGCTCCGCTGGAACGCACGCGTGACGCTCCTCACCGCATCGACCTGATCGCCCCGCACGCCTCGCACACCTCTGGCGCAGCGCTGAACGCTCGCCTCACCGGAGACACACACCATGCCCACTGCACGCGCGCTCGCAGAGCGCATCGCGGCGACGCCGTTCGCCGACGACACCGGCCACCGCATCTTCTCCCTCGACACGAGCGACGACTCGATCGACCTCGCGCCTGGGGCCTACGAGCTCTACCTCGTCCCCGCCGCAGCGCTCGGCTATGCACGCATCGGGGCCGCGACGAGCGTGCCCACGGACAAGGCCGCCGAGGTCGCGGGGCAGTTCGTGCTCGTTCCCGGCGCGTCGATCACCGTGTGCATCGCGGGCGGGACGACCGTCGCGCTGCACGCGAAGCTCTCTTCGGGGAGCGGTGACCTCCACATCATGCGGAAGCCGCTCTGATGGGCGCCATCAATCCCAGGCCGGGCGGAACCGGGGGCGCTGGTGGTCCCGTCACCATCGCAGACATCACCGACGCGGGCGCGATCGGTGCAGACGTGCTCGCGGCGGCGACGGCGGCGGGCGTGCGCGAGGTGATCGGGCTCGAGGCGCGACCGCTCGCCGATGCTGGCGCGTGGACGTGCCCCTCGGGCGTGGCGGTCGCCGCGTCGACGCTCACCGCGACGCTCACGGTCGCCGACGGCTCCGCGAGGATCGTCGCCGAGACGGGCTACGCGCTGCGTCGGACGGGCCTCGAGCTCGTGGCGCGCATCGCGTACGTGGGATCGCTGTCCACGCCCACGGAGGCGTGGGCGGAGATCGGCTTCAGCCCGTCCGCCTTGGTACGCGACGGCTGGCATTTTCAGCTCCGCGGTGACGGTGAGCTCAGCGCAATGAAGATGCCCGGCTTCGTGGGCGCGAGCGTCGCGGGGAGCATCGCGGGGACGTGGGTCCGGGCGATCGTCACGAGCGCCAGCACGGTCGACGCCTACTACTCCACGGCGGCGACGCGGCCTACCACCGAGGCGGGCTGGACGTACCTCACCACGCTCACGGGGGTGCCGAGCAACATCGACTCCCTCCTCCACGCTGGCCTCGCGAGCGGTCCCTCGGGGATCGACGCCGTCGCCACGATCTCGGGCCTGACGCTGCGCGGCTGGCCTCTCTGACACCACCGCTCACCTCGGAGACATCTCGATGACCGACACACCCGCCCCGCCCGCCCCCGACAACGACCACGGCGAGCGCATCGCCCGCCTCGAGCGCGAGTCGCAGGAGCACCGCGACCACCGCGTGCAGGTCCGCACGCTCCTCGGTCTCGCGAGCGGGGCGGCGCTGTGATGCGGCGTCTTCGAAGCGCGCCTCGATGCTCCTCGCCGCCCTCGCCGTGCTGGTGCTCACCAGCGCCGCCGCCTACGTCGCGGCGGGCTGGATGCCGTGATCCGCACCACGCCCTCCGCGCCTCGACCTGATCGGAGACCCAATGGACACCCCCCAGACCCTCGCCGCCGTCGTCGTGCCCACGCTCGGAGCGGTCGGAGCTGCAATCCGCGTCGCGTGGGGCGCGTGGACGAAAGACCGCGACGCCGTGGTCTCGACGCTGCGTGAGCAGCTCGCGACCTCCGTGGAGCGCGAGAAGGCGCTCGCCGTGGCGCTCGACCGCTCCACGCAGGTGCTCGATCGCGTGGGCGACGGGCTCGACCGCTCCTCGCTCATCGCGTGCCCCTCGTGCGGCCACGACCTACGCTCGACGCCGACGCCCACCGGGCCGCACCGCGCGGGAGGCGTCTCGTGATCGCCTCGCTCGCAGGCGACCTCGACACCCTCCGCGCCGCTCGCTCGCGACGCGCGGAGGCGACGGCCCGGCACATGGCGGCCGTGACCTCGCTCTCGACCTCGCTTTCTCGCTGGGCTCGCGAGCACGCGTTGCGGCGTGTGATCGTGGTCGTCGACGACGACGCCGCGGCGGGCGCCACGATCGCCCACGCGCTGCGCACGGTCGCCCCCGTGGTGCTCGTCGGAGACTACGACGCCGCGCGCGCGGTCATCGAGCGCGAGCGCCCCGCGGTGATTGTTGCCGACCACCTGCTCTCGGACGCGTCCGGTCGCACCGGGGCGCTCCTCCTCTCGCTCTCGCCTCGCGGCCCGCGCGCCGTGCTGCTCTCGGGCCTCTCGGAGACCGAGGCGCTCAGGGCTGCGGCGCGCGCCGTCCACGCGCTGGCCGTTGAGCGCCCCACGACGCTCGACGCGCTCGACGCGCTCACCGACCTCGTGCGCGGCCTCGTGGCCGACGCAACCGGCACCTGACCCTCACCGCCTCGGAGACCACCATCATGCTGACCACGCTCCACCGACGCGCGCCACTGATCGCGCTCGCGCTCGTCTTCGGCCCCGCCGCGACCCTCGGCCCCGCCGCGTGCCGCCCCAACCTCCCGCCCGTCTCGGGCTGCACCGTCGGCTCGTACGCCTGCGTCGACGGGCGCCCCGTCGTGTGCTCTGCGTCGTCGCGGTGGGAGCCTGCGGGCGACCGGACCTGCGCCAGTGTCGGTGCCGTCTGCGTCGTCGACGACGGCGGCCCCGCGCACTGCGCGCCCGCGGTCGACGCGGGGGCGGACGGAGGCGCGGAGTGAGCGACGAGGCGCCATCCCGCCGCACCGCGCAGATCCCCGAAGGTCTACCGCAGAGCCCCTTCGTGCTGCGCGCGTGGGCGCAGGCGTCGGGCCTCTCGTCGCGGTACTTCGGCTGCCCCGTCTACCTCGTGGGCGGCGCACTTCGCGACGAGGATCCGCGCGACGTCGACCTCGTGGTCGCGATGCCCGACGACCTCTTCGTCGCGTCGTACGGCGATCACCCGTGGCGCCTCGGCGCCGTGCACGACGAACTCGACGCGTGGGAGACGTCGAAGAACGACGCGAACCCCGCGCCCGTGTGGCGCCGTTGGGCGCGCGACTGCGCGAAGCAATCGCGGCTGCTCACCCTGAGTTGCGGCCGCGCGGTCGATTTCAAGGTCCAGCCCATTCGCGCCTTCGACGCGTACGCCGGTGCGCGCGTGCGCCTCGACTGCGCCTTCATGCCTGAGGAGTCCATCAAATGAGCGTCACCCCCGCCCTCATCGAGACCGCGCTTCGCGCGTGGCGCCCCGCCCTCGTCGTGCGACCCGGCTCCGTCGAGCACACGATCGCGACGACGCTCTACCGCGCCCTGATCGGCGCGCTCCCGGCTGCGCTGCGTGGTGTGTCGTCGATCGTGCTCGGATCGCTCGAAGAGCGGAGCGCGACCGTCACCGTCACGATCGCGACGCCGCTCGACCCTGTGATCGTGCTCTCGCCCGCCGCCGTCGCGGACCCTGTGACCGAAGCGGCGACGCTCGCTCACGAGTGGTGCCACGTCGCGCAGGTCGCGCACGCTGGCCGCGCGCAGTCCGTGGTCGACTACCTCGGCTCCGGCGAGCTCCGCGCGCAACGCGAGGCCGACGCCGCAGCCGCGGGCCTGTGGATGCGCTACGTGCTCACGGGCGCGCTGCCCGACGACGCGCCGTCGCTCGCGGACCTCTACCGCCTCGATGCGGGCGACGCGGCCCTCGCGCGCTCGATCATCGCGTCGCACCTCGCGACGATCCGCGCGGGCGTGTGCCCGCCGCTTGACGTGTGCGTGCGCCTCGCGCAGTGGCTCCACGCGACGCCGCTCGACGTGCCCGCCGAGGTGCGTGCGCGCGTGGCGAAGGTGCCGACGTGATCGCGCCCACGCTCCCCCGCCCGGCCGTCGTCGTCACGATCTATGACGACACCGGCGCGCGCCGTTCGAACCCGATCCTCGACCGCCTCGCGCGCGCCGCCGCCCCCGGCGACCTCGCGGTGTGCCTGCACACGCTGCCCGACGACTCCGACCGGGCCGCGGTCGACGTCGTGCGCGCTCTCGGGCTGCGCCTCTGGTGGGGCCTCCCCTACGACGGGGTGGCTCGCACGCTGCGCAAGAGCGGCGGCACCGTCGCGCGCGCCCTCGCGGCCTCGTGGGCGCGTCGTCTCCGCGCGCACGCACCCGAGGTCGTGTGCCTCGACGGGGAAGCGATGTGGAAGCCCGACGGCGACGCGGACATCGCGACCCTCGGCGCGCTCGCGCTCGACGTGATCGCAGCGACGCGCGCGGATCTCCCCGGCGCGGCCGTGAGCTGGACCTCCTACGATCACCCGCTCTGGCACCATCTGCCGTGGGGCGCGATCCTCGGTGCAGGCGGTGTCGACCTCCATGCGCCGCAGATCTACGCCGCGCCCGAAGAGGGTGTGAGCAATCACTACGCCGCCCGCGGGCGCATCGCGTCGGCCTCCGCGCAGTGGGAGAAACTCGCGCGGGATCACGCCTCGGTGCGGCGCGAGCTCATCCCCGGCGGTGCGCGGTGCGCCACGTACGGTCAGATTCACCACCTCACCACGGCCGGGGCCGCGCTGGTCCTCGACACCTCGGACACCTGCCGCGCATGGGCGCTCCCGACGCGCTCGGATGACGCGGGCGTGCGTGCGCTCGAGGCGCTGCTCATCGCGAGGCGCGAGACCGGCGCGCGCGCAGGCGCCATCGCCCGCTACCAGACCGCGCGCAGGCTCACGGCGGACGGCGTGTGCGGCCCGGCGACGCTCGCCGCGCTGAGGGCCGGGTGAGGCGCGCGAGGCTCTTCGCGCTCCGCGCCGTCTACCTCGCGACGGCCCTCGTGGGCACCGCGCTCGGCGTCACGGGCCTCGTGCTCTGGGCGGTCGCCGACGCGATCGGGACGGCCGCGCAGCCCGACCTCGAGCGCGAGGAGCGCGGGGACTGACCCGCCACCGACCCGCCAGAACCAGACGCACGAAAGCGCCGTCACTCCTGCGATGGGGTGGCGGCGCTTTTCTGCGTTCTGGGGGCTGCGGTCATGCGCTCGCTGCGGGAGCGCGAGGAAGCCACACCGACGCCTGCGGCTGGCCCTCTGCCTCGATGGTCAGGAGGATGTCCCCTGCTTCGGAACGTCGAGCGGCGGCGCACACGTCGGCGGTGACCTCGCGCGAGCGTTCGCCATCGGTGACCACGACGCGGCGCCACGGAAGCGCGTCGTCGATGCAGCCCCACGCGTGCGCTGTCACGTCCCGACCTCCGCGAGCCAGCCGTCCGCGCTGCGCCACCGCGCGAGGGTGCCGCGGCCGACATCGAGCGCACGCGCCGCGGCCGTCGGGCCGTTGTTGAGCGCTTCGGCGGCGTCGCTGCGCAGCGACGCGACGAGCTCATGCGCGAGCGTCCACGACCGCGCGGAGGCCCACTCGGGGCGCTCGCCTGCGACGAGACGCGTGAGGGAGGCGGCGACGTGCGCGAGGCCGTCCTGGGGGCGGCTCACAGTCCGACTGCCCCCGCGAATCGGCAGGAGTACGCGCGGCCCGTCCCCGCGCAGGAGTACTCCTGCACGAGGCGGAATCCCCCCTCGGGGACCGCCAGACCCGCCGCGCGGAGTTCGCGCGCCGCGCGCTCGGCCGCGGCACGCGCGCGCTCCGCGGAGCTGAATACGGCCAGCTCCGCGCCGACGCCCTCCGCCGCGCGAGAGCGGATGACGACGGCCGTGTGACCGTGCAGCCTCACTGCGTCGGTCGCCACGTCACCCGCGCCTACGAGCCGCGCGAGAGCTCCGAGATAGGAGGATTCGTGAGCGCTCTCGCGCACCTCTTCGATGGTCATGGTCATGGTCGTCTCTCCTCGGTGCAGCGCTTCGCGCGCCGTCGTCGAGGCTCCCGCAGGAGCGCCGACGACGGGGCGCGAGCCCCAAGTGCGGTCAGCCCCGGCGCACCGTCACGCGCCTCACAGGCTCGCCGTCGACCTCGCAGTCGTAGACCGCGACCGTCGAGGCATCGGAGCCCGCGTCGCGCCACGTCAGGGTGACGGCGTGCGCGCCGTCTGCGCCGTGCTGCCACTCCGCGGCCTCCTGCGCCGCGGCCTCGGCGCTCGCGGCCGTGATCGACTGGTCCGCACCGCAGCCCTCGATCACGAAGGTGCGCTCGTCGCGCTCGATGGCGGTCACGGTCACGAGGTCGGTTGAGAGGGCGCAGAGGGTGTCGGTGAGGCTCGCGGCGGTCGTCATTTCTTCGCTCCGGTTCGTTGGGGCTCCATCGCCCTGACAACACGTAATATACGTCTCACTAGTGAGACGTGTCTAGAGGTCCGTGTCGATTCCGTGTCGATTTCTGCGAGCGCCTACGTCGACCACTCGGGGCGCTCGCCTGCGACGAGACGCGTGAGGGAGGCGGCGACGTGCGCGAGGCCGTCCTGGGGGCGGCTCACGGCACAGCCCTCGCGATCCGCGAGGACATCCGCCGCGCTTCGATGTGGGCCGCGACGATGGACTTCGCAGCCGCCAGCGATGTCGCCGCGCCGATCGCGGTCATCATGTGGGCGATGTCGAGAGCGCACCCCGCGCCCTCGTAGGCGATCCATCGGCCGTCGGCCGCTCGCTTCACCGCGTAGCTCCCCGCCATCGAGGTGTGCGTGTAGCGTCCGTTTCCGCGTCGCTCGAACGAGATTCTCATGGTCGTCTCCTCTGTCTTGTGGTCAACGCCTTGCGGCATCACAGCGACGGGGCGCGAGCCCCGCGGCGTGTCAGTCGTGGCGAGCGAGATTGAGGCAGCCGATGGGCTGTCCCTCTGCGTTGCGCACGAGGTCACCGGGCGTGAGAAGGTCCGCCACGGTGCGTCCGCTGTCTCTCGCGGCCTGCACCGTAATCAGCGAGACGATGTAGGCGTGCACGCCGTCGAAGCCGGGAAGACCCTCGACGGCGCCGTAGCGCACGGGTTCCGTCGTCGGAACGTCTTCGATCATGGGTGCGGGAACGGGATACCCCTGCGTCACCCGCGCGACTCCCGTGCTCGGGATCGTGCGGATCACCGTGGGATTCGCTGCTGTCAGCACGGTTCCTTTGCGCTCGACGCCGACGGGCGAGAGGATGGTGATAGCGTGAGGCGTCAGATTCACGAGGCGAAGCGTGTACATCGTGGTCTCCATTGCTCGCATCCCCAGGAGCGCCCCGCATCGACGCAGCGGGCGGGCGACGCGCGTCTATCGCGCGATCGTGCCGGGGCGTGTCCGCGCCCCGTTCGGGATCACTCCGTCGGACACCTCTCGTCGGCCTCGTGAAAGGTGGCCGCGTGCCCGCATGTAGGGCACGGCATGTACGGGTTGAAGACGGAGCGTCCGCGAGCGTCGCACCACTCGCACTCCTGCCTGTCTCCGTGCTCCGTGGTCATCCACCCCCTGCCTTCGCAGGGGTAGCAGGCCGTGAAGTCGGTCTTTCTGGCCTCGTCACTCATTGTCGCCTCTCCTTCTCGCCTCCGTGTCTCGTCACGCGCCCCCGTCGCAGACCACCGCGTCGTAGGAGCGCCGACGACGGGGCGCGAGCCCTAAGTGCGGTCAGCCCCGGCGCACCGTCACGCGCCTCACAGGCTCGCCGTCGACCTCGCAGTCGTAGACCGCGACCGTCGAGGCATCGGAGCCCGCGTCGCGCCACGTCAGGGTGACGGCGTGCGCGCCGTCTGCGCCGTGCTGCCACTCCGCGGCCTCCTGCGCCGCGGCCTCGGCGCTCGCGGCCGTGATCGACTGGTCCGCACCGCAGCCCTCGATCACGAAGGTGCGCTCGTCGCGCTCGATGGCGGTCACGGTCACGAGGTCGGTTGAGAGGGCGCAGAGGGTGTCGGTGAGGCTCGCGGCGGTCGTCATGGTCGGTGGCTCCTTCAACGCCCCAGGCCCCGGTCACCTGCGTGCCGGGGCTGCTTCGCGCGCCGTGGGGCGCTGTGGGTGGCGGTTAGGCGTCGACGCGCACGTCGCCGAGATAGATCCGCGCGCCCCATCCAGCGCCCATGTCGCGGTTGAGCTTCTCGGCAGCCTTCTCCGCGGCGGCGAGCGTGCGATGCGTCGAGGCAGCGCTCTGCCCCTCGCCGTTGAAGTAACGACGGACGGTGTACTTCGCGGTGCGGGTCTTCGTGGTCATGGTCTTCGTCTCCCTCTACCGCCGCAAGCCCCGTGACTCGCGTCTACGGGGCGGTTGGCGGCGTGCTGGCGTGCGATCAGTCGGCGAGGTAGGCGACGAAGAGTCGGCCGTTGACGACGCGGGCGACGTGACGCTCGCCGAACTCCAGTTCGCTCGCGGCGGTCGCGGAGGTGATGGTGCGCAGCACGCGCGTGACCTGCGCGTCGTTGATCTCGTCGGCGGTCACGGTGTAGCCGTGACGCGCATCGCCGACGTTGTAGTGGCGCGAGTTGAGACGGTAGTTGCCAGCGCACCCGCAGCAGCACTTGCCGTTCTTGCCGCTGTACACGGAGACGGTGCTCTCCTTCGTGAACGCGGTCAGGGCGGCGAGGGTGGCGATGGTCGAAAGGGCGTCGAAGGCGTTGGTCGTGGTGGTCGTCATGGTCGTTGCTCCGGTTCTGTCGCGGGCTCCATCGCCCTGACAACACGTAATCTACGTCTCACTAGTGAGACGTGTCTAGAGGTCCGTGTCGATTCCGTGTCGATTTTCTTCCGCCGCCCATCAGACGCAGGGTGCGCGGATCTCAGCGCCGAGGCGTGCATGGTCAGCCACGGGAGCCTCCGAGCACTCGCGGGCGCCAGTCCGTCGCGGCCACCGCAGCGCGGATCTCTGCGGCGTATGGCAGCGTCCCCGACTCCGGCCGTCCGCGCGTGCAGAGGATGTCATCGCAGCAGCGCAGGAGCGTGACCTGGTGACAGTCGTCGTAGCCCACGGTGCGCGTCGCGGGAGCGCCGCAGGCGCAGCGGTGGCAGTAGGCGAGGAGCGCGCGGGCGTAGTCGACCATCGCAGACCTCCCATCGCAGCGAACGCAAGAGCGATCCGCGGCGGCAGCATCGACCGCGGCGAGCAGCGGTAGCGCACGCGGACGCAGACCGCGGCGACCACGGGGCGGTCGTCACAGCGCGTGCCCCACGCTCCGGTGTGAGCGCGAGCGGCGGCGCGGCGGACGCGGCGGGGGATCAGGCTACTCGGCGTCATCGTCGTCTCGCTCCTTCTCACATCTCACGTCGCGCGCGTGCGCCTCGACGGCGACACCCGTGACGCGCTTCGGCCCCGTGAGCCGGTAGCGTCGAGGGCCTCCGCGCGGGTGCGTGTGTGGTCGGCGCGGGGTCATCGGTCGCTCCCTTCGATCTCAAGCGCCATCTGCGTGTCGACGGCCTCGCGCTCCGGGGCGGCAGGCGGCTCGGCGAAGTCCTCGTCGCGGAGACCGGCGAGCGTGGCGACGGAGCGCACCGCGTCGCGCTTGCGCGCGTGCCGCGTCGTCGGGCTCACAGAGAGTGACCCGTCAGCGCGGTAGATGTGCGCCCACGCGCGCCACGTCCCGCCGCAGTGTGCGACGCTCACGTCCGCCGAGGTCGCGTCGAAGCGACGGCAGAGCGCGGCCTCGATGCAGGCGGTCAGTCGGCTGTCTGCGCTCATCGGTCGCCCTCGACGAGAGCGCGAAGCGCCTTGTGGGCTGCGATGCGTCGCAGCAGCGCGGCGGTGTGCGTGTCCTCGGTCGCGCGCAGCCCATCGGGCGACGTGATCGGGCTGTGGCAGGCGTTGAGACGCTCCTCGTGGGCGGCGTTGAGAGCGGACTCTGCCGCGAGGTACTCCCTCACTGCGCGGTCGCGTGCTTCGAGCGCGTCGGTCAACCGCGCGACGAGCGCCTCGTTGCCGTGCAGCGCGATGTCGCGCTCGCGCACGGCGATGGTGCGGTGCGCTCGCGCAGCGTCGAGCTCACGCGTGAGCCGCGCGATCTCCTCGGCGTGAGCGGCCTCGCGGCAGGCACACGCGATGTGATGCGTGACGCAGATCATCGCACGCCTCCCGCCGCTCGGATCGCCGCAGCGTGCGGCAGATCGTGGCTCCATGAGTGCTCCATGGGCGACAGGGAGCACCCGTCGCAGCGCGCCGCCTCGCCATCGCCGTACCCATCGAGCCGACGCGTCGCGAGAGCCTCGCACTGCGAGCACTGCGGCGCGAACGCGCGTACCGCCGCCCGCGTCGCGTCGAGCTCCGCGCGCGCCATCGCGAGGTCGTCGAGCGCGCCCTTCGCCACGTCGTCGAGGCGGCCGTTGTCGGTGCGGAGGCGATCGGCGTCGGCCTCCGCGGCCTTCGCACGCTCCCGCGCCTCACGCACCAACGACCGCGCACACGTCGCCGTCTCGTCGTCGCTGAGGATGGCGCGCACGCAGGCCGCGATGCGATCGTCGAGCCACCGCCGCGCGGGCGTCGCCTTCGCGCCCGGCTGGCACGCAGGGATCTCGCGCACGAGTCCGGCGCATCGCTCGCGTTCGAGCGCGATGGCTTCGTCGCGTTCGCGCTCGATGCGCTCGACGTCGAAGCGCGTCGGGCTGAGACGCGCGGCGCGGAGGTCTACGCCGTCGATGGTGATCTCGCGGTCGCACGACGCGCCGACGTAGACCACGTCTTCGCAGATGCCCTGCCGCTCTTCGCGCAGTCGCCGCACCTCCGCGACGAGTGCCTTGACAGTGGACGGCGCGCGGCGCTCGACGCCTTCGGGGACGGGCTTGCCCGACGCGTCGCACGCGCCGTGGTCGTAGTATAGGCCGTCGCACGTCTCGACGGTGTCGCCGCACGCGTGGCAGCCCACAGGGTAGGCGTCTTCGATCGATTCGAGGTCGAGTCCCTTGGTCATCTCAGTCGTCATCGTCGTCTCTCCTCTGCTCGTGCGCTGTGACCACTGGCGCCCTCTGCGGCGGATAGGGGTCCGCGGGCGCCGGTCGTCACAGGGCGCGAGCCCTGCTGCGTGTCACAGTCGTCGCGGGTCCAGCGCCCCGATGCGCCCCGCCACGATGTCCCGCGCGTCGTCGTCATCGCTGCGCACGTCGCTGTCGACCATCGCCGCGAGGTCGAGCGTGTCGAGCGGCTCGTCACCGATCGCCTCACGCTCCGCACGTCGGCGCTCCCACCGAGCGCGCATCATCCCATCCCGTCGCGGGTCTCTCATCGCGGGAACTCCTGCCAGTTGCGCCCCGTCTGGGCGTACCGGATCGCCGTCTTGGACACGCCGAAACGCGATGCGTCGCGGCTGAACGCGCTGCGTTCGTGTCGGGCCTTACATGCCGTGCACCACTTCTGGTCTGACGTGGCGGTCATTTGGAGCCTCCGTGCGTCTCGGGAAATTGTTGAATGCGAAGGTCAGCGGGCCACTCGTTGCGACCGGCGCCGTGATGGGCGCCGAAGCGCACACGCTCGCCGTCGAGCATCGGGTGGTCGCCTGCCTGCTTCACGAACACCGGCACGCCCGCCTCGCGGCACTGCGCGACGATGCTCCGCGCCCACGCGAGATCGAAGGGGCGCGCGCCGGGACCGCTCTCACCGCCGACGATCACCCACGAGACGCGCTCTGGAGTCATGTCGTCAGGGCCTACGATGTGACCCGTCAGCGCGTTGAGCGTCGCTCCGCCGTACGAGAGACGCGTGAGATCCACCGCTTCGAGGAGCGGCTCCATCGACAGGAAGCGCACCCGTGCGGGCACCGCGAGCAGGTGCGGGATGCGCTCGACGGCGCGCTTCTGATCCTCCACCGTCGTGCCGATCCAGATGTGATCGGGCCACGACGTGAGCCACGACGGCGGCACCATCGCGCGGATGTGCTCGGGCCGCTTCGTGAGCAGCTGCACGTCGAGCGAGGTGCACGACGCGAGCAACTCGAGCGCCTCCGCGCGCCACGGCGCGACCTGGTGGTGATCTTCGAACACGTCGGCGAGCGAGCTCACGAAGAGCCGTCGGCGCACCCCGTCGCGCGCCGCGGCCCGGTTCCAGCGCAGCACGTCCATCCACGCGCCCTTGGTGCGATGGCGCGCGGTCGTCTTCGGCGGGCCCCAGAGTTCGAGACCCTTCGCGCGATGCACCCTCACAGGCGTGTCGTGCTCGGCGTAGCAGTGCTCGCACCCGGGCGAGACCTTCTGGCACCCGAGCCAGAAATTCGCCGTTGCGTGCGTCCATGCGATTGCAGTCGTGTCACTCATCACTTCTGCTCGCCCCACTTCGCATCCTGCCTCTGCCTCTCCGCGAGATCATGTCGCCGCTCACTTCGCCACCTCCCCGCCGTCGCGCTCGCGCCTCGCCATGCACGCATCGGTGTAGCTGGCGCACATCCGATGGCGAAGGAGCTCTACGCTCCCGATGAGCGAGACGCCGAGCGGCCCGCTGTACAGCGTCTCCCCCGCGCCCTTCTCGTCGACCACCGCGAGACCTACGCCGATCTTCTCGCCAGCCTCGATCCTGTCGGCCGTCGCGCGGAGACGTTGCACCGCGAGCGCCCTCGATTCTTCGTCGTCGTTCACTTCGCCACCTCGCCCATCTTCGCCCGCTTGCGGTCGATGCATTCAAGCATCGCGAGCGCGACGGCTGCGACCTGCACCATCTCGGGGGAGAAGCGCCGTGTTCGATCACCTCCCGATCGATCACCACATCACCCGCGCGCGTCGCGGGCACTCGCTCGCCGCAGTCGCACGCCCGCCACTCGTCGCCGCAGCCGGGGCACACCTCGCGATCCTCGTCGCGGTCGAGCGGCACGACCTCGCGCCACGCCACGCCGTCGATGGCGCTCACGACACCGCCTCCGCGAGCACACGCGCCAGGGCTGCGCGGGCCGCTGCGAGGTCGCGCTGCGTGCCCTCCACGTCGTCGACCGCGCTCGCGTGCTCCGCGCGGACCACAGCGGCGTAGGCGTCGCGCGTGAGCTGCCGCGCGTCGGGCGCGGCGGCGGGGAGCGCCGTGCGGGCGACAGCGGGGCGACGGGCGCTGATCGCGTCGCGGAGGGCGGCGAGCTTCGGGGCGTTCACGGCGTCACCTCGCCCGTCTTCCTGCCGCTCACGTCCATGACGGGCATCACCACGAGGCGCATCGCGCCGTCGTCGAAGTACACGGGGTCGCGCGGCGTCGGACCTCCCCACACGCGAACGACCGATCCCATCAGACGCAGCGGCGCGAGGTACTTCGCGTCCAGCGCCGCGCCATGCACCACCGCGTAATGGAAGATGCGGTCCCGCGCGGCGACGCCGCACTCGCCGCACTCCGACATGCCGTTTCCGTCACAGGTGCGGCACTCGTGCTCGCGGGTGCAGTTGGCGTTCTCGCACGTCAGCGAGCCGTTGCCATCGCAGCAACGGCACTCCACCGCGCCCGTCCCGTCACAGGTGCGGCACTCGTGCTCGCGGGTGCAGTTGGCGTTCTCGCACGTCAGCGAGCCGTTGCCATCGCAGCAACGGCACTCCACCGCGCCCGTCCCGCCACACGCGCTGCATTCGATCTTAGGCAGGCGCAGGGCGTCGAGCGCTTCGCGGGAGTACTCGCGAGCCTCGTCGGGCATGCGGGCGTTGGCGATCTCGATCATCCCCTTGGTCGCAGGCGTCGCGCCCTTCGGCGGCGGACCACTGCTCACGACGAGCGCGTGGCCGTTCGTCTGGAGGTATCGCCCGTCGTCGAGCGCGTATCCGCTCATGTAGTCAATCCCGGTGTCCATCGTCGTCTCTCCTCGTCGCCGTCGTCTCGGCGCTCGCGGCTGCCCCGCCGTGACGGGGCAGACACCAGAGCCGAGGCGCGTCACGCGGCCTTGCGCTGCCTCGGCCCTTCGACCGCGGCGCGATCGACCACGCCGCGCGCGTGATCCGCCATCGACGGGTCGAGCGCGGCGAGTCGGTCGGCGCACGCCGAGAGGTACGTCGCGCCGAGGAGCAGGCCCCACTTGCGCGCGCCCGAGAGCACGGCAGCGGGGTGGCGATACTCCGTCGCGACGTGCTCGATGATCGCGGCGGCGCTGCGCGTCCAGTCAGGCAGCGCGGCGAGGGCCACGGAGGCGGCAGGCGTCGTGGCGTTCGCGGCGTCGCCCGTCGCGATCGTCTGCGACGACGCGGAGGGGCTGTCGGTGCCGGTCGGCGGGGGCTTCGGCGCGAGGGCGGCGGCGAACACCCGCGCGGGCTGCGTCGTCGCGATGTTCTCGCGCGCGCAGTACGTCCGCGCGACAACGGTCTTCGTGGGCTTCGCGTGTGCGCCGAGGGCGTCGACCACGGGCGCCATCGCGGGCCACCAGCGCAGGACGTCGGCGCCGGTCTCGCACTCCGCGAGGGCGTCGAGCACGTCGAGCATCTCCGCAGGCCAGTCGCCGCGCTCGATCGCGCGCTGGTCGGTCGCGGTCAGGACGTGGCCGCGCGCGTCGAGCCACGAGGCCAGGTGCTCGCTTGCGATCTCTGCGGCGCCGACGGCGTGGATGCGCTGCGAGAGGCGACGCAGCAGCGCCGCGGCGTCGGCGAGCGTGAGCGTGTCAGCGAGGAGCGTGGCGAACTCCTCCTGCGGCGCGAGGGCGGCGGGCGCGCTCGGCGCTTCGGTCGCGGCATCCTCGAAGACCGCGCCGTCCGTGAGCTCGTCGGGGGTGTACACGCCGAGCAGGACGTCGGGATACTCCTGACGCGCGAGGTCCGAGGCGCATCGGTGCCGGAGCATCTGCGCGGGGTACTTCCCCCACATAGGCGTAGAGAGCTGCGCGCGCCGCGCATCCTCCGCGGTCCATACCTTCTCCACGTCGCGGGTCGTACCCTTGCGGCGCGTCACGATGACGGCGCGTGTCGGCGTCGACTCCATCGTCTTCGCGCTCACGAGCACGCCCGCCATGAGACGGTGCGACCACGGCATGAGCGCGCAGCAGTCGCGCACGGTGTAGAGGTCGGCGGCGGTGACGATGCCCGTGATGCCGATGTATGGCCGCGGGGTCATCGCGCGCTCCTGTCGGCCCACGAGAGCCACGCGAGACACGCCGCAGCGAGGACCGCGAGCGTGGCGACGGAGACGTGAGGCGCGGCCGCAGCGAGCGTGCAGAGCACGTCAGCGAGGGCGGTCGTCATCGGGCGACCTCCGTGACGACGGGCCACGCGCAGGGGCGTCCCTCGGAGTCGAGCGGCCACCACCGCTGCGGCGTCTTCTCGAACCGCTGGAGCCCTGTGACGACGCGCGCGGAGTAGTGGGCGGCGCCGTCTCCGAGCATGACAACGAACGCGCCGCGCGTCCCGTGGCTGTGCGCTCGCGCCTCCTTGATCGTCGGCGGCGTGGCGCGGCCGTCGATGATGGCGCGGAGGGCGTCGATCTCCGCGGCCTGCGCGACGACCGTTGCGGCGAGGTCGGGGGCGGCGGCGAGGATTGCGCGAAGAGCGTCGATCTCCGCGGCCTGCGCGACGACCCTCGCGACGGAGTAACCGACGCAGGCGTGGTCGCTGTCGCTGGTGGGTTCGCCGCGGCAGATGGAGCACGTCCATCCACCGGCGCGCTGTCCGGTCGGGAGCACGATCGGCCCTTCATCCGACCACACGCACCACGGTCCGCGCGTAGCGGCGCCGAGCAGTGATGCCGCCTCGTCGGCGGTGATGATGCGCGTGGTCATCACGCAGCCCACATTCCGCGCGGGATTCCCGTGCGCTGCTCGATCACGATTCGGGCGCCACCGCTCGGACGCGAGCGCCCGGTGCGCCACCGCCACACGGTGCTCGGCTGCACGCCGAGTTCAGCGGCGAGCTCACGCGTACGGCCTCGCCTGAGCAGCCATGTAGAGAGCGCCGTCGGCGCCGTGGATGTGTCCATGCGGCGACTGTAGAGGCTTCCATCGCAATTCGCAACGTTGCCGCGAGGCAACTGCAATGTTGCGCGTGTGCTCCATTGCATTCTGCGATGGAAGCCTCTACAGTCACATCAACCCCGGCGCACTCCACGCGACGGGCCGGAGCCGCCCATGCCCACCGAGACGCTCTTCACGATCCTCTACCGCGACGGCTGCGAGGCCCTCTCGACGCTCGCGCACGCCTCCGCGTGCTGCGCGGCCGACGGCCTCGGCGCAGACATCCACAGCACCACGCCGACGGACGGCACGCACGACGGCCCTGCGATCGGCTGGATCGCGGCCGACGGCACCGTGACGATGCTCGAGGTGTCGCTGTGACCAGCCGCCGCCAGCCTCGCCGCATCGCAGCCCGCACCGTCACCACGACCGACGGCGCCCGCGCCCACATCCCCGACGTCACCTACTGCTCGCGCTCGTGCCGCGCCTCGGCCGTCGGAGGTGCGCTGTGATCTACCCGACGCTGACGATCCGTCGCGCTGACCTCGTGTGCCTGGGCGCGCGCGCCGAGTGGCTCGCGGTCTTCGACGCTGTCTGCCAGGAGCGCGACCTCGAGCGCGTGCAGCTCGACCCCGCCGACGACGGCAGCGCGCGCTATGGCGTTCGCACCGTCGAGCGCGGCCCGTCGGTGCGTCGGCGCGATGGCACGTCGTACCGCGACGCGACGCGTCTGCGCATCGTGCTCTCGCCGCTCGCGCAGCTCTGGCTCGCGCGTGACGCGAGCGGCGCGGTGATCTGGCTCCGCTCGAGGGGAATGCTCGGGCCGGTGTCGGTGCCCGATGGATTCGACCTCAGCGGGGCCGACCTCAGCGGGGCCTACCTCAGCGGGGCCGACCTCAGCGGGGCCGACCTCAGCGGGGCCGACCTCAGCGGGGCCGACCTCCGCTGGGCCGACCTCAGCGGGGCCGACCTCAGCGGGGCCTACCTCCGCGGGGCCGACCTCAGCGGGGCCTACCGATACTCTTCCGACGCGCCCGTCGAGGGGTGGACGCGCAGCAGCGATGGCGTGCTCGTGCGCGCGGAGGTGTCGCCGTGATCCTCCCGCAGCCTCTCCCCGACACCGCCGACCTCGACGCGTGGCTCCGCGACCTCGCGCCGCTCATGGAAGCCGCCGCTGACCGCGCGGCCGAGCACCGCGACGCTGACCCGCTGCTCGACGTCGACCACGACGACGCCCCGGCGCTGCCGTGGGAGCGCGCGCGGACCGAGGGCGACGTGATCCTCCCGCAGCCGATCCCCGCGCCCGCGCTGTGCGAGGAGCCGCCGCCCGCGTGGATGGACCGCTGCGCCCGCGGCGAGTACGCACACGGCCGCGGTGAGCAGGGTCCCGCGACGATCCGCTGGCGGGGTGTCGCGTGAGCGCCCCGTGCCCCGGCTGCGGCCGAGCGTGCGACGCGCGCATCTGCGAGGAGTGCGCGGCCTCGGTGGTCGCTGTCCACGACGACGAGCACGGCGTGTCGTGCGCGTGCCGCGACTGCGCGCGCTTCGACCGCGTGACGCAGGCGATGGGCTTCCTCGCTGCGATCAGCGACGCACGCGAGGTGGTGTCGTGATCGGCGAGATCGACACCGAGCGCCTCGCGCGCGTCCACGCGACCCGCGACGGCCTCGCGACGGCCGACGACTGCGCGGCCCTCGCGGAGCGCATCGACGACGAGATCAGCGGGCTCGGGATGCGCCTCCTCGCGCTCTACCCCGAGAAGCGCTACGTGCTCGGGCGGCTCCTCAACGACGCGCGCGTCGCGGTCGCGGAGACGCTGCGCTTCGTGGGGATCGAGGAGGGCGGCCGATGAAGCGCAACGCCACCCGCGCACAGCTCCGCGCGCTCCGCGGCATGGTCGCGCGCACCAATGGCCTGCGCCGCTCTCAGGTGCGCGTGAGCGTCCGCGCGCTCGCGATCCCCGGCGCGGCGTCGCGGCCGTGTCTGGCGGTGCGGATCGCTGCGCGTGCGTGGCCGTGGCCGTGGACGCGACAGCTCGATCCGGCCGACTCACGCGGCACGGTCGCCGAACTCATCCGCGAATTCCGTCGCTCGGACTTCGCCGACGGGCGCCGCGAGGTGTCGCCGTGACGCTCTGCTGCGAGGAGATGCAGTCGAGTGGGCGCTATGTCCGCGTCACCGCGCACGCGTCGGTCTTCTGCTGCGACCACAGCGACGACCGCGGCCACTGCGAGCGCGGATATCTCATCGGCCTCGGTGACGGTGACAGCGTGACCAGCGAGGAGATCGCCGCCGCCGAGGACGCAGGCTGGCTGATCGGTGACGGGCGCGACTACTGCCCCGAGCACGCGGCGCTGCACGCGAGCGGCTGAGACGACGGGGCCGCGGCCCCGAGGTGGTCGGCGCTCGCGCAACACCCCAGCGCGCGCAGAGAGCGCCAACGACCTCGACGCCGCGACCGCAGACGCCACGAGGGCCGCGTGAGCTCCGCCGCGTCGTGGAGCGAGGGCCACGACGTACGGGGCTACGCGGTGGCGCT